CGGATTCCCCACAGTTTTCCACTAGGTCCCACTCATGTCCCACTTCATTCCCACCCCGGATGCAAAGAAAAACCCCAAGCCGAAGCTTGGGGAGCCCCAGGACAGGGCGTAAGCCGGGTTCTGTTTTCGGCGGTCATCTCTCTGGGACCGGTGTAATGGAGCGCGCTTGTTGTTAGTTGGGCCGGGCCCGACTAAAGGCGAAGCAAGGCGAAAGAAGCCGATAAAGAAGGCGAAAAGAAGCGGCGGGCTCCCGAAAAAAGGCGGCGGTTTGGCGGAGGGCGGCCGATCACGCTTTCAGGACAGTAATGCGGGTCAGTCCGATAACCATCGGAAAAGGACGCTGTCTCAAGGTGGTTTAGTGCGTTCTGAAGCCGCTGACCGGGGCAATCTTTGACTTAGGTGAGTCATGCTTTTGGGGCAAATCGCTCACGCTTTCAGGACAGCAAAAATGAACCTTGAGAAAGGCAAAAGCGCCCTGTGATGTAAGCCGGATTGATAGCGTACGGCGCATAGTTGATGAGAGGAAGAAAGCGGCTACAGAAGGCGGAAAACGCCGTTATGCGGTCGGGTTGCATAGCTGAGACAGCGTGAGACAGCGTCGGAGGGGGGCTTGAGACAGCGTGAGACAGCGTAGCCCGATGCCCAAAAGGGATGGGAATGCCCATCGTTATCGCGTTATGCGTTGCATGCATAGTTGAGACAGCGTGACGCTGTCTCAGCCCATAAACTAAAGGTTGTTTTAGCGTATGCTAATGAAAAACTCATGAAAAGCGCTAAAATACCTAGCCCTGAGCCTTAGCCTTCCCAGGGAAGGGGCCTCCACCCTGGACCAAAGCATGACCCCCAGGCCTTCACCTGGGGGTCTGCCGGAGGTAGCGCCTTTCCAGCCAAAGGGCCTGGCGGGCCAGCTCTAGGAAGTCTTCCGGGTCCTCGGGAGGCTCGCGGTGGAGCCAGTGGCGGATGAGGGCGGAAAGTTGGGCGAGGGGTGGAGGGTCACGCTCCAGCTCCGCTAACCGGCCTGGAAACCCAGGGCCTCCAGGATGCCGTTGGCGGCGGTGAGGGCGAGGCCGGGCTTCTCCGCGGTGGCGCGGGCCCAGGCCTCCTGGTCCAGGGCGAGCTCGCGGGTGAAGTCCAGGGCGGCGCTCAAGGGCGCCCGGGCCATGCGGCTGGTGAAGCGGTCCACCTGGGCAATGTCGGGCCTGCGGAAGGCGAAGGTGCTCTCGCCGTGGGTGAAGGTGTAGAAGGGCTTTTCCCGTTCCATCTAGCCTCCTAGCCGTGCTGGATCTCCCCGAGCACCACGAACTCCAGCTCCACGGTGATCCGCTCCGTGTCCTGCTCCACCCCGCCGAAGGAGCGCTTGGTGAAGAGGCAGTCCTTCAGGGTGTCGGTGACGGCGGTGCCGTTGCCCTTGTCGTAGGAGATGACGATGTCAAAGGGGTCAAGCTTGTAGACGTTCCCCTCGGGGGCGGCGGCCCGGAGGCGGTCGTACTCCTCGCGGAGGAGGGTGAGCTTCCCCGAGCCCTCCCAGTTCCCCTTGGTGTAGCCCCTGGGCGTGCGCCCCTTGCCGAAGATGGCGTTGACCTTCTCCGAGTCCTCGTAGTCAATGGAGAGGACGTCGGCCAGGGGCACGCCCTTCACCTGGATGCTGATGTGCTCCCAGTCATAGTAGCGGCCGTTGATGGGCATGTTTTACCTCCTCACGCCTTGGCCTGGGCCAGGAAGGGGTTCTCAAAGCCGATGTCCAAGGTTATCTCCCTGAGATAGCCCAGAGGAACGACCCGCACCTGCAGGAGGAGGGTCCTGGAGGCCAGGATGTCCTGGCCCGGGGGCACCACCACCCGGCCACGGGCGATCTCTCCCAGGGACTGCATGACCCGGAGAGGGGTGTTGGCCCGGGCGATGAGGCTGGCCAGGGAGGCGTTCAGGTCCGTGGGGTCCACGTGCCACTGCACGAAGTCCAGGAGGGCCTGGCGGACCTGGGTGACCGCCTTGTCCATCACCCTCCGGTTCTGGACGATGAGGTAGTCGCTGGTGGGGGGCGCCGCCATGCGGCCGTCCACCAGGTAGACCCCGTCCCGCCCGATGAGCCGGTAGACGGTGGTGAAGCCGGCCGTGTCCAGGGCCAGGGCGTGGGCGTTGTTGAAGAGGCTCTTCTTGCCGTAGTCCGTCAGCACGAAGGGGGCCACGGCCACCACGCCGGGGAGGGGTCCCAGCTGGACCCAGGCGGGGGAGACGTGGACCCGGTTCTTGGAGATCCGGGCCCCCACCCGGGCGGCCAGGCTCTGGACCTCCAGCCTCCCGCTGAGGGTGTCCACCACTTCCCCCCAGGCGGCCACGATCATGACCCGCTTGGAGGTGAAGTTGGCCTTCTCCGCGAGCCTGGCGTTCACCCAGGCGTCCACGTCGTTGCCCGGCGCGGCGGTCTCGGTGAGGAACCAGATGTAGCGGAACCGGCCCTCCGCCTCCGTGGCCAGGGCGTCCAGGGCGGCCCACATGGCGGCGTCTGTGGGCTGGGCCACCTGGATGTACTCGTAGAGGATGGGGGCGTTGAGGGCCTCCCGCACGGCGGCCTGGACGCTGGAGACGCTGGCCCTGGGGGCGGTGGCCTGGAAGCGGTAGACCGCCCCCGCGGTGTAGGTGCCGGTGCCGAAGTTCAAGGTGAGCCCGGTGCCGGGGAGGTCGTAGCTCGCGGCGGTGACGATCTCGGCGCTCACGGTGTCCCCGCCGTCCAGGCTGTAGGTGAAGGTGGCGGTGCCCACGGCCCCGCCCCGGACGATCCGCACCACGATCTCGTAGGCGTCCAGGGGGCTTCCGCTCACGCTCACGGCGGGGGAGGCGGGGTTTTCGGTGCCGGCGGTGACGCTGCCCGCGATGTCCCCCGCGGCCCGCACCGCGTAGACCTGGCCGCCTCCGTAGGCCAGCTGGTCGGCCACGGCCCGGGCCAGGGGGCCGGTGCCGAGGAGGGTGGGCACCTGGGAGAGGTCGGAGAGGCCCACCACCTGGTTCACGGGCCCCTTGGAGGAGACCCCCACCACCACCCGCTGGCCGTCCCCGCTGGGGGCCACGATGCCCAGGCCCCCGTCCTGAATCTCGGGGTATACTCCTGGCAGTCTAGCCACGCTTCACCTCCTACTCCTTGACGGTGGGCCCCTGGAGGAACTCCCTCAGGGCCCGCTCAAACTGGGCCCGGGAGACCCGGGTCCCCACGGCCCAGCCCATCCGCACCCGGAGGCCCGCCAGGGCCCAGGGCTCCACCTTGAGGAGTTCGGCGAGCTCCTCCACGGTGGGGTCGGGCTGGGTGATCTCCTTGTCCTCCACTTCCTTGGTCTCCTTGGGCATGTCACACCTCCTCTACGAGCCCTTCCACCTCCACCGCCACGGGCACCCAGTCCACCCCCTCCAGGAGGTAGACCTCCACGGGGATCTCCAGGGCGAGCCCGTTCTCGGGGAGGAGGAAGCCCTCTTCGTCCTGATACGAAAGGGCGATCTCGTCCAGCTTGGCCTGATAGGACCCCCCGGCTTCCAAGGGGGTGTGCCAGAGATAGAGGAGTACCCCCACCAGGAGGCGGTCCAGCTCCTCCTGGCTTCGGGCATAGAGTTCCAGGCGGGCCCGCACGAGCCCGCGATACAGGGTCCGGGTGGTGCGCTCGGGCCCCACCTGTACCCGGCTCCCGTCCCGCCGCAGGCTCCCCGAGGTTAGGGCGAGGAGGGCGGCGGGCACCGTCCGGTAGGCCTCCTCGCGGCTCCGGCGCACGAGGACCCGGGTCCGGGGTAGCCCGGCGTGGACGCAGGCCTCGGTGAGGTAGGCGAGCACAGGGGCGGTCATCTCCGGGAAAGCCACTCCAGGAGGAGGGCCTCGGCCTCTTGGCGGTCCTCCTCGGTGAGGCCCAGGAAAGGCCGGGCGGGGATGCGCACCTTCCTCCCCCGGCCCGCCCTTCCCCCGAACTGGTGGATGGCGGCGTAGACCAGGTTGGTGCCCACGGCGATGGCGTTCCCCGCGACCTTCCAGGCGATGGAGGCCCGGAGGCGCCCGGTGCGGATGAGGGGCTTCCGCAGGGCCACGCGCCGCTGGGCCCGGGCGGAGAGGCCTCCCTTGGCGCGGTCCCGGCCCACCTCCCCGAGGAGGGTGGCCGGGGAGAGGGGCGGCCAGGGCCGGCCGTCCGGCCCCCGGCTCTCCTCAAAGCGGCGCTGGGTGCGGGCGTGGATGCCCTCGGCCACCGCCCGCTTCACCGCCTCGGGGACGCCCCCGGAGAGGCGGTGGAGGTGCCGGTGGAGGTCCTGCCAGTCCCCTTTGAGCCGCACGCCCATCAGAAGTCCTCCAGGCTCTCCCGGCTAAAGATCCGTGTACCCCGGACCTTCGCCCCGCCCTTGGGCTGGGCCGGGGCGGAGGCTGGGGGAAGGGGGAGGCTGGCCTTGCCCAGGGCCACGTCCTTGAGGAAGGCCACCGCGTCCCGGTACCGCTGGAGGAGGACCTCGTCGGCGGTGCCGGGTCGGATGCCCCGCCTGAGGGCGAGCCGGTAGACGGCGATGTCCAGCGCCTTGGCCCGCAGCACCTCGGGCAGGGCGGGGAGGGGGAGGGCGTAGCGCTGGGCCAGGTAGCTCTCCACCTCGCCCCAGGCCTCCCTGAGGGCGGCCTGGGCCCGGGCCTCCCCCTCCGGGGTGAGGACCCCCGCCCCCTCCTCGTCCACCAGGTAGAGGAGGGTGTCCAGGGGGAGGGCGTGGCGGAGGTCCTCTAGGGTGATCATCAGGAGCCGGCGCCGGTGGAGCCGTAGGCCAGCTGCCAGTAGAGGTAGCCCACGGCCTTGCGCTCGTACACGCCGAAAACGAACTCGTTGTGGCGGAAGACGTGGTCGTCCTCGGGGTCGGTCTTGGCCACCCACTCGGGGTCCATGCGCCGCTGCAGGATGAGGGGCTTGATGGGCCGCGAGCCGTCCACCAGGAACCAGTAGCTGGCGTAGCTGTCCACCAGCCACGGGTTGACCACGACCTCGGCCGCCCCGTAGTCGGGGTTGGCCCCCCCGCTCGGCAGGGTTTGGACCCCCACGATCTCCGTGGCGGTGGGGGCCAGCTGGGGGCCCACGATGAGGAGCGGGCGGTCCAGGAAGAAGCCCAGGGGGTAGCCCCGGCTGTCCTGGAGGCTGCGCATCCCGGCCAGGGCGGCCCGGAAGCTCTCACGGGTGAGGGGGTTGGTGCCGGCGTTCTGGTAGTTCTTCTTGCCCACCCGGTGGGTGCCGAAGAAGTTGGCGCCGTCAGGCCCCTGGGCGCTGAAGCCCTTGAGGAGGAGCTGGGTCACCAGGTAGTCGTCGTGCTGCGCCCAGCGGAAGGCGTACTCGCGAGCGTTGGCGCCCACCTGGTCCAGGAGGTCGTCCTCCACGTCCTTGCGGGCGATGGCGAAGGTCATCTCCCAGTCGGCGTTCTCCAGGTTGATGGTCTTGAGGCTCAGGTTCTGGACCTGGCGCTCCCCCTTCCACTCCCGCATGGTGGGGAAGTCCTCCAGCCAGGTGTAGACCCCCACCCGCCCTTCCGTCCTGGACTCCAGGGCGATCCTGTTCCAGAAGGGGCGGTACTCCTCCCGGGCCTGGAAGACCAGGGCCCGGAGGGAGCGGGAGAGGGCGTTGAGATTCTCCCTGTTGAGCAGCATCACCACACCTCCACCCAGACGTAGCTTCCGTCTACCCGGAGGGCCCGGCCCGCCTTGGAGCGGCCCGTGCCACCTTTGGCCACGGTGTTGGGCCCGGTGGCGTAGACGTCCTTCCCCAGCTCCGTGGGCCCCACCGGGTCGGCGGGGTCGTTCTCAAACCGGAACACCCCGCGCCGCACCAGGACCTCCTTGGCCCCGTCGGCGCCCCCGGTGTTGTCCACGGTCTCCTGGGCCACGCCCAGCGCAATCCGCCCGGTGCCAGGCCCGGCCTCTTCGGCGTAGCCCCCCGAGACCATGACCAGCGCTCCCTGCCGGATGACGGCGTTCGCCTTCACCGGCAGGGCGATCAGGTATTCGTCTAGCCAGCGCTCGGTGTCAAACATACGCTACCCCCACTTCTTCCATGCCTCGTCCTTCACGCCCAGAGCCCGGCGCAGCCGCTCGGCGGGGTCCTCCTCCAGGGGGGCCCTGGGGGCCTCGGCCCGGGGCAGGCTGGTGGGCACCAGCCGGGGCATCCCCTCCAGGGCCTTGCGGGCGGCCTCCAGATCGGCCCGGGCTTGGGCCAGCCAGAACTCCCGCTGGTGGGGCAGGATGCGCCCCTCCTCCAGGGCGGCCCGCACCAGGGCTTGGGCCTTCTCCTCCCGGGTCTCGGCCCTAAGGGCCTCCAGCTCCGCCCGGGTCCTCTCCAGCTCCGCCAGGGCGTCCTGGGCCGCCAGGAGCCTGAGGAGCTTGGCCTTCAGCTCCGTCTCGTCCTCGGCCCCCAGGCCCACCTCCAGGACCACCCGGCCCACCCGGGCCTCGGCCAGGGTCCTCTCCAGGGCCTGGAAGGCCTCGTCCTCCGTGGCCTGGGGCGGGAGCCCCAGGGCCTGCCTGAGCTTCTCCAGCATGTCCGCCTCCGCTTCTATGCGCTTTTGCATCCGGATGCCGGGGTTGTTGGTGAGGGCGAAGGAGTGGTAGCCCAGCACCCGGTACCTGCCCAGCTCGTCGGGCCGGGGGTCGTAGTAGAAGACAGGGCTCACGTAGGCGTACTCCCCCCGGCTCACCCTCTCCCGTCCCGTCTCCGACCACTCCACCAGGCCGTAGACGAAGCCGTCATCCCCCACCTCCAGCCCGGTGATGAAGCCCGCCGCCGGGGCTTCCTGGCCCTGGCCCTCCTCCACCCGCACCGTCTGGTGGTGGAAGTCCAGGACCCAGGGCACGCCCCGCTCGGCCAGGTCCCGCAGGGCCGCCTGCAGGCTCTCCTCGTCGTAGAGGAAGACGGTGCCGTTCCCCACGAACTCCCCGAAGGGGTGGAGGGGGATGCGGCTAGGCGCCTCGGCCAAGGCGGCGCGCAGCGTGCCGGAAAAGGTCGGGGTGGAGGTATCGGTATTCTTGGGGAAGCCGGTCAAACTCGGCATAGGGCCTCCTCAGGACCACGCCCCAGTAGGCTCGGTTCTCCAGCCTGGCCGTCTCCGGGGAGAGGGGCCACCGGGGGGCTTCAGGCCCCGGCGGGGGCGCTTTGAGGGCCCGCGCCTTTGCGAAAGGTGCCGTCCCGGTTGAAGATGGCCACCACCGTGTCAATGACCCAGCCCACCACCGAGTCCGGGAGCCAGGCGGGCCAGAAGCCGATGATGGAAACCACCAGCTCCTTCACCCGCTTCAGGGCCTCCTCCTTTTTCTGGATGCCTGGGACTCCGTCCATGAGGTCCTCCACCACCAGGACCGCGAGGGCGGTGGCGGCGAAGACGATCCGCAGGGCTTTCAGCACGCTTCCCTCCTAAACGCCTTTGCCCCCGGGCTTTCCCCGGGGGCACTTTTGGCACTCTAGCCTTATTTTAGCCCTGAGCTTGGTCCTTGTCAATCCAGCTTGCTCCGCACCTCCACCACCCGGCCCACGATTTCGGCCACTTGGTCCACGGGGATGACGGGAGGGCCGTTGGGCTCCTCGGGGTTGGTGGAGTACAGGGTGCCATCCGGCCCCATCCTTTTGACCACGTAGCTGTTCCCGTCCAGCCGCGCCACCACGATGGCCCCGGGGTGGCCCTTGTCCTCGGTGTTGACGATGACGATGTCCCCATCGCAGATGGGGCGCTTCCCGGCGCACATGGAGTTGCCCCGCACCTTGAAGGCCACGAGGTGCCGGGCGTCCCCCTTGACCCGCACGGGGACGGTGCGCTCCTCAATCTCCTCCAGCTGGGAGGGGCCGCCGCCTACGTAGCCGATAATAGGAACTCCCACCTCTTTCTTTGTAAGGAAGGAGCCTTCCGGGTAAAGCCGTTCAATGAGCTGTTCTACCGGGATTTCTAGCGCAAGGGAAAGCTTGGTAAGGGTGTCAAGGCTCGGCTTGATGTACTTGTCCCCGATCTTTCTTCCGATGACCAGGCTGTAGACGGTGGTCCTTCCGATATTGTAGTAGTCGGCGAACTCTTCAAGTTTGCGAAATCCCATTTCCTTCATCTTCTTGATGATTTCTTTGGCGAACGGCCCTTCTAGGGCTTCCTTTGTTCTAGTCCGTCCCATTTCTTCTCCCCTCCTGAGCCCGAGGCCCTTCCAGGGGCGGAGAGTGCCCCTAAGGTTGATGTGCTTCTCTCCTTATGACCCCAAAGTCAAGGGAGTGGCCCTTGACTTACTCACGAAAAGGATGCTAGCATTCTCTCAGATGAGAGTAAAGCACCGCTTTTCACCTCGCATGATGCAAAAGCTGATGGCTGACCGGGGCCTTACGCAGGCGGAGCTAGCCCGAGTGACCGGTCTGTCAAGCGGCCATAT